TAATTGCTAGGCTAAGCATTAGGTTGGGAATCGCGCCACAGCACTTGTTAGAACTAGATAAGACCATGCTTGATGCACTTGTGCAAGGTCTCAAAGATGAAGCAAAGGAGTCAGACGATGCGAGTAAAAGTAGAAGGCGTTAAGCAAACTCGCAAGGCTATTCGTCAATTTGCTCCAGATCTTAACAAAGAATTAAATAAAGAACTCAGAATTGCCTTAGCTCCTATTGCAAAGAAGGCTAAGGGTTTTGTGCCTTCTGATTCTCCTATGTCTGGTTGGGCTGGCCGCTCGTTCTCAGAAGCTAAATTTCCTATATTTAATGCTAGGACTATTCGCTCTGGCATTGGCTTTACTACTAAGCAGGGCAGAACTACTAGATCAGGTTTTACTTCTAACGCCACTATTTACAATAAGTCTGTTGCAGGAGCAATCTATGAAACAGCAGGCCGAGCCAATAATGGAGAAGGCCAACCTTGGGTAGGCCCTAAAGCAGGCGGAGCTTCAAAGAAAGTTAGTCGCTCTGTAAATCCTAATGCAGGTACAAAGTTCATTGAGAATCTTGGCCCATTGACTAGCAGCTTAAAAGGTCGGGGTCGCTTAATTCTTAAAGCATGGGCACAAGATCAAGGTAAGGCTTATGGCGCAGCCATTAAAGCCATTGACAAAGCAGAGCGCAAGTTCTATGACAGATCTAAAACTTCTACATTTAGTAAGGCAGCCTAATGGCCATTGACATTAACATTGGTTCGAAACTTGATGGCAAGGGATTCAAGCAAGCCGACACGGCTATCACAAAGTTAAACAAAGGCACCAAGAATCTTGCTCGTAACTTTGGTTTAGCACTAGGAACTGCTGCCATTCTTTCTTTTGGTAAAGCATCTGTTAAGGCTTTTGCAGAAGATGACAAAGCAGCAACCGCATTAGGTACAACTCTTAAAAACCTCAACCTTGCTTATGGATCAAACATTGGCACAGTCAATGGCTTCATCTCACGCTTAGAACTACAAACAGGCGTTCTGGATGATGAACTTCGTCCAGCAATGGATCGCTTGCTTCGTGCCACCGGTGATGTAACAAAGTCACAGGAATTGCTAGGACTTGCATTAGATATTGCAGCAGGCACAGGTAAATCTGTTACTCAGGTTTCACAAAGTCTTCAAAAGGCATACCTTGGACAGAATCAAGCACTTGGTCGTTTGGGAGTAGGACTGACTAAAGCTGAATTAACATCATCGTCATTTGAGGAGATCCAGCAACGTTTATCCGTATTGTTTGCAGGTCAAGCAACAGCAGCTGCTGACACTTACGCTGGTTCATTAAACAGATTGGCTATAGCTGGCAATAATGCTAAGGAAACTATTGGTAAGGGTCTTGTCGATGCATTGACAGTGGCATCCAATTCAACTTCAACAGATGATTTAATCAAGAAGATAGATGCAGCTTCTGCTTCTATTGCTAACTTCTTGCGCGAAACAGGCAAGTTTATTGCCATCACTAAATCTATATTTAAGTTTGAATTGTTTGCTACTGACCCTACTGCCTTTAAGGGCATGGGTAATATCTCAACAAGCAAGTCCTCACAAGACACACAGAAGGCAGATGCCGCTGCTAAAAAGGCAGCAGCAGCTCAGATTAAAGCCACAAACACTTTAACAAAATCAACAAAAGAAAACTTAAAACTTACAAAGGCCAAGGCCATCTTTGACCTACAAAAAATCCAGATTGAAGCAGCTCTAAAAGGCAAGATCTCAGAAGAAGAACGCATCCGCTTAAAGTTGATGCAGGCTATCGAAGATGAGAACATCAGCCAGATTGAAAAATACACAAAGATGCTGGATGAGGCACAAAAAAACACAGAAAAGTTAGTCAGCACTCTGCAAGGTATCAAGCCTCTAGATGATGTGTTTAAGAACTGGAACTTTATGTCAGTCAAGGAGCAGTTAGCATCTTTGCAGTCATACTTCAATGGCTTTGCTGGATCAGCTGCTTCTGCTTTCAATGCCCTTAATCAGCAACAGCAAGCCGCACTTGGTGGCTACAAGCCTTTTGTCGGAGCTTCTATTCCATCCGTCTCAGCGACCAATCCGTCCATGCCTTCAACAGTCGGATTAGGTACAAGCGGTACAGGCAACCAATTGCCAGCAGGAGTAACGATCAATGTCAATACTGGCATTGGTGATCCAAACGCCATTGCAGAGGCTATTGAGAATGTACTGGTTGAGGCTAATTACAGAGGCACACTCAGAGGACTTATCGCGGTATGACATGGCTTCCAGAATGGCGAATTACAGTAGGTGATGATGTCTATACGACTGTCACCTCTGTGTCCTTTGCCTCTGGTCGCTTAGACATTGATCGACAGCCAACAGCAGGTTACTGCCAAGTAGAGATCATCAACACTACTGGGGCAGACTTCACCATCAATGTCACAGAGCCAATTACTTTAGAGCTAAAGAATGGCAGTGGTACTTATGTCACTGTATTCGGTGGAGAAGTATCAGACTTCAACATTGGAGTCAGAAGCCCTGACGAGACTGGCTACATCACTACTGGAACAATCTTAGGCATTGGCTCATTGGCTAAACTTACAAAGGTTGTCTATAACACAGCCCTTGCAGAAGGTCTAGATGGCGCACAGATTGCAGCCATTCTCGGTTCAGCCCTTAACCTGACTTGGGCTGAGGTAACACCCACAGTCACATGGGCAACCTATCCAGCAGATGTCACATGGGAGAACGCAGAGTCTTACATTGGCACTATTGACTCAGGCTTCTACACGATGATCGCAATTGCAGCTAGTGCTTCTGCCAAGTCTCAGACCCTTGCAGATCAGATTGCTACTAGCGCACTAGGTCAGCTCTATGAAGAAAAAGATGGAGATGTCTCCTATGACGATGCAGACCACCGATCTAACTACCTTGCAGCAAATGGCTTTACTAACCTCGATGGCTCGTATGCAACACCTGCCTCTATCAAATCCACAACTCAGACTGCTCGCATCCGTAACAGCCTTATCTATCGCTATTCCACAGGATACGGCAGCACCTACAGTACCTCTGACAGCGACTCTATAGCCTCTTACGGACTCTTTGAGCGTTCGTTCGACTCTAACATCAAGAACCTTGCAGACATCACTGACATTGCCTCTAGAGAGTTAAACCTACGCAAGAACCCTAGAGGCTCACTAGGAGCCATTACCTTTAGACTCGACAATCCAGACATCCCTACTGCCATGCTTGACAGCCTTATTGCAGTGTTCTTCGGTCAGCCTGTTCTAATTCAGAACCTTCCAAGCAACTTATTCGGTGGATCATTCGATGGCTTTGTCGAAAATGTAGCCCTACGCGCTACCCCTAGCTTTACTGAAATCACCCTTTACATCTCAGCAACAGACTTCTCACTATCTACCACACAATGGGAAACAGTATTGCCAGCCTCACTAATCTGGACTGGCGTAAATGCTACACTTACATGGACAAATGCGACAGGAGCACTAACCTAATGGCAACAACAACCCCTAACTTTGGTTGGCCAGTACCGACCAGCAGTGACCTAGTTAAAAATGGTGCAACCGCCATTGAAGCTCTAGGCGATGGGATCGATGCTTCATTGCTTGATCTTAAAGGTGGCACTTCTGGTCAGGTACTAAAGAAAAACTCCAACACAGACATGGACTTTGTATGGGGTGCAGATTCTGCTGGCATGACTAATCCGATGACTACAACAGGCGATACGATCTACTCATCAAGCGGATCAACGCCTGCTCGTTTAGGTATTGGTACAACAGGTCAAGTGCTTACTGTTGCATCTGGATTGCCATCGTGGGCGACACCAGCAAGCGGCGGTGGAATGACTTTAATCAATACTGGTGGTACAGCTTTAAGTGGTTCAAGCGTTACGATTTCAAGCATACCTAGTACTTATCAAAACTTACAATTAGTACTTGTAAATCCACAGCCAACGACTAATACAGAATATGTTTTATGTCAAATAAATGGTGCAACATCAGGATATGGACAATATGATGGAATTGTATCCAACCAGTCTTTTGGTGGTTCTTTTGTATTACTAACTGGTTCATTGAATAGCAGCACAGCGCAAGGCTTATCTATTACTAATTTTTACAATTACGCAAACACAACGACTTGGAAAATGGCAGAAGTGAATGCCTTTAATAATGATAATACTACCTCTACCAATTTTGGTAGTCTTGTCAGAACTGGTGTTTTTAATTCAACAAGTGCAATATCATCTTTGAAGTTTTATTGTGGTGCCGGCAATCTCGGTGGTGGAACAGCCTACTTATACGGAGTAAAATAATGACAAAGCTATTCAAAACAATTTATAATTGTGAAACAGATGAAACTATTGTGCGCGAGTTGAACGATCAAGAATTGGCCGAACATGAATCGCTGCAATTAGCAGCAGCACAGCGCAAGGCTGAAATTGAAGCAAAGGCAACAGCTCAAATGGCAGCACAGGCGAAATTAGCTGCACTTGGACTCACAGCAGATGATCTAAAGGCACTCGGATTGTAAGTGAAGGCAAAACTTTCTAAAGCTGCTCAACAGCTAAGAGAGCAGATCGATGATTCCTTCCCAGATCGTGACCGCACATCGGATGGTTGGATCGGTGATACCAGACACGCTGCTCGCAAGTCTGATCATAATCCAGATGAGCAGGGCTGGGTTCGTGCCATCGACATCGATCGTGACTTATTCAAGGGATCAAAGCCAGACATTATGGGCGATCTTGCAGATCAACTTCGTGCCTTATCGAAGTCAAAAGCAGACAATCGTATTGCTTACATCATCTTTGATGGACACATCTGCTCCAAGATCCTTAACTGGAAATGGCGCAAATACACAGGGGCTAACAAACATCTTAAGCACTGCCATGTCAGTTTTAAGAAAGAAGCTGATAATGACGGGGCTTTTTTTCAAGTATCTATGTTAGGCGGAGAATAATGAATGAACTAAAGACAGCAGCAGGCTCATGGGCTAGAGCGTTCCTAGTAGCAGTTA